TTTTATTACTGTTACTATGGAAGTTAAATTCGCTTCAACAGGAGTTCTTTTAGCTTTACAATTTTCTTTGGTAGAGTCACATTCAACAACTTGTTCAAAAATTACTATACCTTTATCCGTTGCACTCTCAACGTCAACTTTTTTTTGTGGTTCTTTCTCCTTAATTTTCTTTTTTATTTCTTCTAAATCACTTTGAGGTACAGAACACTCTAACGCTCTTAAAAATTCTTCTGGTGTCGCACAACCCGCAAAAAATCTTTCTGTTAAATTAGTACTATTTCCCCTATAACAATTAATAACTCTAGGGTGGTCAACAATTATTTTAAAACTTAATGATCCTGATCTACTTGAATTATTATATGTATATACTGGTTCACTTCTACCAATGAAATCAGTTTTATTCCAATTTGCAGAAGTATTCTCATCAAAAGTTAATTCATATGGAGGAAACCACATTATTCTTCCTTTGTTACCACTTAATAAATCTCCAGGACCAATTTCACTTAATGGTAAATCTGCCAAATTATCTGTCCAAGCCAAATTTTCTATTGATAACATAAATTTTTTACGTGTGGTACTTGAGTCTAATATAGAGGGGTGAATTTTTGGTATACCATTACTCATCAATACACTTTGAGATGCCTGATTATTTGATACTGAAAATCCTTGTAAGTCTATACTAGGTGAACTAAATAATCCAGTATTTCTTATAGCGTTTGCGTAACTATATCTATCGTTAACTGTCCATACTCTACAGAAATTACCATTTCCATCTATATCTATTAAATCAAGTGTTTTAATTGCATTACCTCTACTTATTACCCTATTTTGTTCTTTATCTTTAAAATATTTTTTAGTCTGATTTATAAAAACATCATTCTGAAAATCATTAACTAACTGTTGAGTTTTATATAATAATGTCTTCTCATTAAAATTTTGTTCCCCACCTGTTGTCCAGAAAAATTTATTATCTTCACCGAAAGGTTCACCGATACCCTCAACTGTAGTCCTTTTAGCGTTACCTGAAGTATCCACCGCACCATTAAAATCGGCACTTGTAAATTTTTTAGTTATTAAACTACCTCTATTAGTACTTTTTTCTGTACCTACATAATACCTAGAATTTAAACCTGCGTCAGATGTACCCGCTAACCTTCTATCTTCATATAACGGTCTATAATCATTTCTATTCATTAGATTAAACGCAAATGAAACTTGTGTTGGACTAGTCCTACTCAATAATGTATTCATTCTTATTTCAGTAGACAGGGTTGGTTCTACACCTTCTTGTATATCTAAATCTGATTTTAATAATTCTGATCCTGATTTTGCACTACTATTATATTCATTCCACCCAACTGCGTTATTGGGTAGTGTGTTGAAGAATTGATCACTACCTCTTAGTTTATTAACATAATTGTCAACAATGTTCCCAATAGGTTCAGTTATAAATCCAGTTTTTTTATTAGAATTACCTGTTTCTTCAGAAATTTGTGATATTTTATTTAAAATTGTTTTTTCTAATTCTTGTCCACCTATTAAACCTAATGAACTTTCTCTTTGGAAATTTAATGATTTATATGTGTCAATAACATTAAAAGGAAATTTTACACCTTTTTGATCACCTTTATTAATTAGAAAAAATTGATCCTGATTATAGTATGTTGGGTAGTCATCTCTTACTTTTTCACCAAACCCTTCAGGTAGTGGATAACCTAATTTAGGTGGAAATGAAAATTCAAAAACTTCATATTCATCATCTTGTGGTATATATCTATTATAATTAACATTTTGTGTTGTTCTATATAAATTACCTAATGGGAATAATCTTTTGTTTACATCATAATGAACAGGGATATTTTCATTGGCTTCACCATTTACTGGTACACTTATAACGGTTCCAATATCCTGTAATTTAGAAACTAATCCTGATTGTGTTAATGTTTCATTAACTGGTAAAGGTAAATTTCTATTTAATAGACTATTTCTAAATCCTTGTGTTGAATAGATACCTTTACTATAATCTAATATTCCTGCCATATATAATATTTTCTTATTATATAAATATTAGGTCAATAAAATTCAGGAAAATTAAATAGTATTATTTATATATATTCTTGTTTTTTATTAATTAAGATATAAATTAATAGTTAAATATGCAGGTCCTTGTAATAATAGGAAATTTATTTCGTAAAGTCAATAGTAAAATGAAATAATTTTAAAAAATTATCCCATATAGTCACTTGCCTCTTTACTTGATGGAACTCCACCATTTCTAAATGTACCGTTTAAGTGAGAAATTATAGTTTTTATAATATCAGGTTTAATAGATTCTATATCCATATTTTTAGTAGAACCATCAGGTGAAACTATTTCTATTCTTCCTGAAACATCTAATGTCCCGAACTCAATTTTGGAAGGAATTGTACCACTATTACCACCTGATGATATATTTTTATCCATTAATTTATCTAAAGGTCCACCTTTTTTAGCACCCATCACATCATCTTCACTAGTAAAATTAGTTTTTTTACCATCTGATCTTATCATAAAATCTTCAGATACCTTCGTTTCATCCACTACTAAACCTCTTTTTTGTTCTTCACCTAAATCTTTTAACACTTTTACTATATCTTCTAAAGTAGTTTTTAAGTCAAGATCTTTAAATGCATCCTTTAACCCCTCTGTAAAGTCAGCATCAAATACCTTTTGAATTCCTTCACCAGTAGTAATACCTAGTAATTGTGCCTGTTCTAACATAGCTTCCCTAAGTTTACCATAAGGTGTTTCTTGGAGATATTCTATTGTCTTCTGAATTTGTTTTTCAGTACCTTCCATAAGTGAATCCAAACCTGGTCTTAATATGTCCTCAGTCAATTCATAAACATTCGTTTCTGCAACATATCCTGTTTTCATAGCTACTAAAATGTTCTGTAGAATTTCATTGGTAGTCATTGAATTTTTAGCCATATCCATTATCGCCTCTTCTTCATTTTTAGGTGCTGCCAACATTTTTTCTGCCATATCAACACCAATTTCATCTATACCTATTTCTTTACCATCAAAATCAACTACCCATTTTCCATCTTTCATTTTAGCCATACTAGCTAAACCTTCTCTCATATCTTCATCAGCGATATTACCAGAAACATTCATTTTGATGTCTTTTATTTTTGCGGCTTGTCTAGCCATATTAATAAGGTTTTCAGCACTACCACCAATTGTTTTTGCTAAAGCATCAAATTGTTGTTTAGCTTCTGGAGGTAATTCATATTCACCAGTTTCTTCGTTAAACTGTAACATGTTTTCAGTCATTTTACCAACCTTCTCAGCCAACTCTTGAGGTTTGTTTCTTGCTAAATACATAGTTTCGAAAGGATCACCAAACGCTTCTGCTATGTCACCACCTAAAAGTTGTAATTCTGCTGCTGCCTCTATTGCCCCCTCAGGATTGTAAAATTTATCTGCCATAGATAACATATCACTGACATCCATTCTCATCTTAACTGCCAATTTAGACATCTCCATCATTCCTTTAACTCCACCTTTAAATGAATAAGTTGACATTTTATCAAAATTATTTGCCAATGTTTTAGCCACTAGACTAGCATTTAAACCTAATTTTTGACTATCTACAGTTAATTTATTTAAAAATTGTGAGGCGTTTTGGACACCGACACCCATCAGATCCATTTTTTCCATCAGTTCAGCACCGCTTTGTGTACTAACATTTAACCCTTTGTGTAGTAAATAAATATTAGAAACTTCTTCGGGTGAAATAATTCTAGCCCTACCACTTTTATCGGAAATAGATGTCATTATTTCTCTTACATCCGAAGCTTCACCACCAAATTTATTTACTTCTGCAGTTGCTCTATTAAACGTTTTTGTAAATTCTTTACTTCTACCTACCGATAACCCAAGTTGTACTGCCGTTTTTTTACTTTCTTTTGCCAATCCTTCGGCAAACTTATATTGTTCTTTACTATCTGTCGCAAATTTTCTAAATTCAGAAGATATATTTCTTACAGATAAAACCGCATCTTCTAATAAATTTTTACTATCTCCTATATTTTTACTTACACCCTCAGAATCCTTATTAATCTTAGCCATATTACCAGACATTTCATCTAGTTTTGTATTTAACTCATTAATTTGGTTTTGTAACTTTTTTATATCGTCTTCAGTAGCTGCTGCCATAATACTTTATTTTAGTTTTTTAAGGTGTTTTTTTATTTTCTTCAAAGTCTTTTTTTATTTTTTCAAAATCTTTTTTTATTTTATCAAAAATTTTTAATATTTCACTAAACTCTGTTTTATTGACAGAATTATTTACAATTTTTTTTATATTTTTAGTTAAGTCACCTAACATTTTTATCTATACCTCTTAATCTCAAAAGTAGATTCCTCCTTATTACCAATTCTAGTTTTTTCACCACTAGTAAGGTTACCGTATTTATTAAAAAAAAGTTGTATATCTGTTCTTTGTCTCTGATTTGTATTAAGATTTCTATGATATAATATTAAGCCAATTCGTTCATCCCAATCATCTTGTTGTAAAATTAAAAAATCGTTATTAACATCTAAAACATTAAACTCTTCGATACCATTAAATTCGTATTCTGTTTTTTCTACTGCGGATCTAATGCTAATTTTCGTTACATTAATAAAATCTATTGTGATGTCAGTAAAAGGTAGTGATTTTTGGGTTGTTTGTTGATCTAATCTACTTTGAATACGAGCATTTAGAATATCCATCTTCTCTTTAGTCCTATCAATACTAGACTGTACATCTTCTATATCTTGAGTGGAAATACTTTCTATTAGAATATTTATATCTTCTATAGTTTTTAAATACTTATTTATATCCATAACATATTTTTATATATAAATATTCTATTTTTTAGTTTATTCTTTTGGTATTAGATAATCTATATAATATTTACGCATATAAGTTGGCATAATCAGAATATCTGAGTATGAAAAACCTCTATTAACTAAAAATAATATCTCCCTAAGAAGATATTGTTGATGGTTAGATGTCAGGCCAAAATAAATTTTTATTGATTCTAAGAAAGGTATTTACGGACTCTCCCCCCTGAGTCCTAGCAATGACATTAAAATTAATTCCTGGTTCAATTTCTAACAAATACTTATTAAGATTCCTAATATCCATAATTGGTAACGCTTTTAAAATATTGGATATTTTAATTTTATCTCTTTCACCGTCTATATCCATGATAGACCTTTCTAACCTTAAAGTTGTTTTAGTGGAAATTTCATTTTTAGATCTTTCCATAATTTGTTGATCTAAAATTTCTATTTCTTCCTCATCTTTACCTGTTAATAATCTAAATTTTAAATTTTTATTTGATTTAGGTAGAATGAAATCAAATAACCCATTCTCGTCTGGTTTAACAGTTAATTTTTTTTGTTCTAAAGTTGATAAATCAACTTCTCCTTCTACCACCTTTTTAGAAAAAGGATCAATAATAGGTTGTATATATTTTTCACCAAATGCGGAAACTCTTAAGAAAATAATTATTGCCATTCTATCACCCTCTAAAAGTAATTTATGGTCAAATCCTAAATCTTTAACTTTTCTTTCTAATAAAACATCTATAAGTTTCCCACTAGCCAATATATTTGGAGATGTCAATATGTTTTCATCAAAAGCAGTTAAGTATTCTACTTTAATTTTATCTTTTTTATTTGGGTATAATAAACCTTGTGAAGGTAATTCTATTATATCGTAAGGTACCTTATAATCTTCAGGTACGAAGTTTGGGTCATTAAAGCTATTTTTATCCATATTATAAAACTATTTATTAATTATTAAAAGTAAATATTAAGATTCTTCACCAGTAAGTTCTATAGGTATTATACTTATATTTAAATATACCATATCACCTTTTTCTTCAGTAGATTTACCATCACCATCAATATTAGGGGTATCATTAACTGGTCCGTCATTGTTTATAGGTATTTCACCACTTTCTTCCCTATTGTACCAATCTATACATCTTTCATCTATTTGTTTTTGCAATTCTTCTAATTGAGATACACTAATTCTTTCTTTTTCACCAGGAGGGGTTAATACTTTATCTAAAACATCATCATTTTTTGCGTCTTTAGGTAACCCAAAGAAATCTATAAAATACCCTAAAATTTGATTATCTTGTTTTAGTTTTTCCAAGTATTTCTCAAATTTTATAATACTTGTTTTCATTTTAGTTAAAGAATTTGTAAATTTTAATTTTTTACCATCTGCACCTGAACAAAATTTTTCTGTTTCAGATGCATCCATATTTTCTAAATCACCAATTTCCTTAAGTGTGTTAGCATAACTCTCTATCGAATTTTTCAAATCAGTAAGTTCTTGAGCAGCCTTTTCAGTTTTAGTGACACATTCTATATAACAAGGTGATTTAGTTACTTCTGATGGACTAACTTTTTTATTAAATTCACAATCATTTTTACAATACTCACTAATTCCTTCTTTACTAGAAAAATATTTTAACATATCATTAATTTTCTTTGTAAACCCTTCCCATACAGTTACTTTTAAAAAAAAAGTATATGTTGCCAATTTTTTAGAGAATAATGTATCTAACCCAAAAGGGTTTTCTTCACCTCTTTGATATAATTTGTAAGAACCGTAAAAATAAATTAAAAATAATTGTTCTCCACCAGCTCTTACCAAATTTTCACCGAGTCTAGCCCCAACGTTGAAATTTGACGTACCAGCATCCGTACTTTTTGGGAAACGAGTATACCTATTTTTAGTATAACCTTTAGATAAAAGACTTAGTTTATCACCCATATATCTAACCCCTCGTACCCCACTACTTAGTACTGGAAAAACATATCTTAAAACACCTAAAAGGGACTTATCTATATTTTTATTTGTTGATGATGGAATATTTTTATCACCATAATTTTTAGTACCAGTTTCTATAGGATCAGGTTTAGGTGTTGTATCAATGGTACCTAATTCTTTAATATCTATAATAATACCATTTTCATCAATAGTGACTATTGTGTTATCTACTTTTTCTACTTTATATAATTTACCATCGTTACCTTTTACAATTAAATTACCACCATTACTAATTCCTTCTTCTAAACCTTTAGGTGTAATAGGTTTTGGTAAATCTCCTTTTTTATCCAATAAATCCTTAACTTTCTCTAATAATTCAATCATTTGACCTTGAATTACATCAGGATTACCGTTGGGATTAATTGGTTCGTCACTAGAAATAGAATTTCCTTTTACATCTCCACTATCAATTGTCGATGTGGGGATATCTCTACCTTCAAAATACGCATTAACTTCTTCACTAGACCTATTAGTATCATAACTGTCATCTTTTTTAATTCCATCACCCTCTATTGTGTAAGTCTCAATTTTTTCTTTACCACCTACAGTTTCTACTTTATGAACCACATTTTCACCTGTATTAGATTTAGTAACTATAGTAGTTTTAGGATTAGTTTTTGCTGGCGTATATTTACCTTTACTTTCTTTCCATAAATCAAATACCATACCTCTTAAATCCCCTTCCGCTGGTAAATCATTTATTACCTGTAAAATTAATTTATCATCTGCAGTTTTTAAGAAACCACTATCTGACCATTTTTTAAATGATAAAACTGCATCATTTGCATAATCCCAGTCAATACCCATAGATTTCCATAAAGATTTATACTCGTTTAAATGTTTTGCTAAATCACCAAAAGTATTAATTTCTGAATTTAAAAAATTAGTTGCGAGTTTTGGATCAACATTTTTAATGGCTTTAGCAATTGAAGAACTAGCCGTCTCTAATGCATCAGCTAATTTTTTACCAATCCCTTGTTCAGTTAATAACTTACTTTCTATTATGTTACCATATAATCTTTCTTCAGAAAAAAGAGATTTTATTCTTCCTAATTCTTCACTTAATGTTATTTTTTCTTTCATATTATGTCGTTAATAAAGATTTTATTTTAGTTAAAAGTGTATTATTGGTGGTTACATCATAATTAAATAACCAAGATAGTAAATTTTTATACATTAAATCTCCAACGGGAATATTCAATGAGGCTGATTCAGTACTACTTATTGCAATTGACTCCCCACTATCATTTTTTACTTTTTCATCTTTAGATATTATCGAAGAACCACCCCAAACACCTTGATATTTAAATCTATTAATAGTTAAATTATTACTTGATTCGTCACATTCAAATTTACCTACAAATACTAACTTATCGTTGTTGTTATTAGTTTTTAATTTAACACTTAAATATACTTGACCATCTGCATAAAATGTAAAATGATACTTAGGTAACCCACCTTCTTTTTTTACAGACTTTGCTAAAACATAACAATCTTTCGAAGAAGATTGTGTAGAATTTATAATTAAATCTAATATACCATTAGAATTTAACACATTATACACACATTTAATAATTGGGTTATCGTCACATACCTCTTTTTTTTCATTTGGAGTATATACCGTATATCCTTTATTTTCTAAATCAGTTTCACATTGTCCCAAATCTACCCCGCATTGTTCGTTAACCAACATTAAAGTTTTAATTCTATTTAATTGCTCCGTTAAGTTTTTCATTAAATATATTTTTTAATTCTTCTTTATATAATTGTATTTCTTCTTGTAAGATTTCAATACTCTCTTTATCATTTATATTATAAATATTAAATAAATTATTAATTTCGTCTAATCTATTCTTTATACTATCTATTCTTTCTTGTATTTCTAAAACTATCATTTTTGATTTTTTAAATAATCCTCTTGTTGTTGATCTAATAAATCTATTGCATCCGATCCTTTTTTACCGTCATCTACACCTGACAATGTATTCATCTCTTCTTTATCATCAACGTACCTAACATTTTCTTTTCTATCCTTTTCATCGGTAGGTGTCATTTCTATATTAGATACTTCTTTACCACTTATACTTTTATTCATTATTTCAGAAGTTTGTGTAGATAACCAATCCTTAAATTTTTTAGTTTGGAATTTAGGGTTATTTATTAACCACTCTCTTGATTTTTTTATATCGTCTTCAGTCGGTATTTCTTCACTTTTTGTCCAAGGTCTCCATCCTTTAGTATAAGCGTTATTAAGTAATGTATTATCTGTAAGTGATCCATCAGAAAAAAATATTTCTTTAGTCGCTTTCCAATCATAACCATCATTTTTAATATTAGTTTGTACAGTTGGTTTAAGGGAATGTTGAACTAAATTAATTTTATCCGATAACCATTTAGCTACTTCAGGTTCACTTAAAACCTCTGATAATATAACATACATACCTAACTCTTGTAAAGCTTCTTTTCCTGCAACAGTTTTCATATACGCCTTTAATGATGTAACTACATCACCATTATTTTGTAAAACTAAATTTTTAAAGTTTTTATTTTTTGAAACTGTAAGTAAGTTAGCCTTACCTACCCTACTTTCTATTTTTGTTAATGCATCACTGTAAATTTTAGCAACTTTAGGATCAATTTTAGCAAAATTATTAATTATATCGTGTCCGATTAATATTTCAGATTGGCTAAGTCCGTATTTATCCGCAGTTTCTTTATAAATTTTTACTAATTTTTGATTTTTTACATTGGTTGATACATTTTTTAAAAGAGGTAATTCATTATCAACCCTTTTAATTACATCATCTGCATATTTATAAACTTTAATATTTGCACTACCTTTAGTTAATATTCTATTAGTTTGACTAACACCTCCTCCTAAAAATCCACCAAAAAGCGTTAACCCGCCAGCGATTATAGCAGCATCTCTTTCTTCTTTTGTTTTCGCATTAAAAGCCTCTACTCCATATGTAGAAGCATTCGCAAAATCTATTCCTGCACTTAACGCTAACCCAACTCCTGGTATTGCTAGAACTGCAATAGAAGCGATATCCAAAGCACAATGATAGTCACTAAAACAATCCCCAATATATTCCCATACACTGGTAGCTTTATCATATTGATTTAAAGTTCCTTTATTGTATGGAATATCATAACTAGCAATTTTTTGTATTCTGTTTTTTATTTGACTGTAATTATCTGTCCCAAAATACTTAGTAAAAAAGTTCCACCAACCTTCAGGAAAATAAGATGATCTCCAAGCATTTTTATCATACTTAAAAGTTGCTTCTAATTCTTTTTGTATTTTTCCCCACTGAAAGTATATAGTTCTGTTATTTGCAATATCAGATGCTCTCAATTTACCTATCATTTTATCCGATATTTGATCTGCCAAATCACTGAAATCTTTTGCGACATATAGTCCACCTCCCGCTGCCACATTACATGTACCTAATTCCGATTTTGCAATACAAACATCATACATACCTTTGGTACCTGTAATTACTTTTTGTGCGATATAAACATTATTTAATTCCTTTATAGCATTTAATGCTGATTGAGCAAAAACATGATTGGCTGACAATGAACCACCTATTAATGAATTGGGCCAACCATTACTTCTTAAAAAATTTTTAGTAGACTCAACCTCATCATTAGTAGATGATTTAGTTTCTTCTTTTAAAAATATTCTATTATATTGATTTTCTGTTATGAAGATTTTTTTTTTCATATTACAATTATTCTAATATATAAATATTAGATAAAAATAAAAAATCCCACCTAAAGATGGGATTAATTAAATATATATGTCATTCTAAAAATTAGAATACACTTATTGCTCTATCAAAACGAAGTGTTGCGGTAATATCTGCCAAATCAGAAGATGAATAATCTAATGATCCAAAATCCACATCGTTTAATTGTGTACCTTGTAAAATCCATTTTTGAACCACTACACCTGTTGGGTCTAACATCTCTAACTCGATATCTTTCTTATAACCTGCAGCGTAACCTTGTCTACCTGTTACAGATTCAGAGTGTAAACGAACCCACTCCATCAAAGCCTGAGTAGCAGAAGGACCAATAGGATCTCTAAAAGTTACAGAGATTGATTCCCAGTTAAATCTACCAATTACATATGTAGAAGTATTTAAAAAAGGTATCTCCACCTCTTGACTCGTATATTTTGGTCGGTTAGTTGTAGATACCCACCATTCTTGAATTCCCAATTCATCTGGAAATCTCAAAATAAACCTATTCTTTCTTAACGGTTCGTAAGGAACAGGCATTCTCATTAATAAATCTGCCATTTTTTATTTTTTTTAATATTTATTATTGTAAGTATTAATTATTTTACTTATCTTTACTTATAAATATCACAAACTTTAAAAAAATGGATTTTAAAAAATTTTTTTTATTAGATAATAAATCTGGTTTAAAAACTAGAGAAGAATATATTAAAAAAAAATATAATAATATTTTTAATGAAATAAATTTATTCATAGAAAAAAATAATTTAGATAAAAATTTATTTTTTAAGGAAAAAATATTTTTATTTATACATGACATATCCTCAAAACCAAAATGTAATCACTGTGGGAAAGAATTAAAATTTAAAAAAAGTTTAAAAGAGGGATATGGTGTATATTGTTCATTAAAGTGTACTAATTCTTCAGAGTCACATAGGGAAAAAATAAAAAATACTTTTACTAAAAAGTATAATGGACATCCTATGAAAAATGAAGAAATAAAAAATAAAGTAAAAATTACGACTAAAGAAAGGTATGGTGTAGATAATATCTTCAAAAACAAAGAATTTATAAAAATGAAAACTACGGAAAAGTTAGGTGTTCACAACCCAAATTGTTTAGAATCTGTTAAAGAAAAAAAGAAAAACACTAATTTAAAAAAATATGGTGTTACAACAAACTTAATTTCTTATGGGTATAGGGAAAATAATGTAACATCTAAACTTAAAAAATTCAATGAAAAATATAAATCATTAAATATTATTAATGATAAGGGTACTTATGTCACATTAAAATGTGATAAATGTGTTAATGATTATGAAATAGATAGAAGTTTATTATTCTATCGTTTTGATAATAATTTAAACTCTTGTACTATCTGTAATCCTGTAAGTGAGTTAAGATCTATTAAAGAGAAAGAACTTTGTGATTTCATAGGTAGTTTAGGATTTACAGTAAAGACAGGTAATAGAGATATATTAAAAGGAAAAGAAATTGATATATTAGTTGAGGAAAAAAATATCGGTTTTGAATTAAATGGTTTATATTATCATTGTGACTTATTTAAAGACAAAAATTATCATATTGATAAAACAAATGAATGTAATAAAGAAGGTATTCGTTTAGTTCATGTTTTTGAAGACGAGTGGGATTCTAAAAAAGAAATTGTAAAAAGTAGAATTAGAAATTTGTTAGGTTTAATCGATAAAAAGGTATACGCAAGAAAATGTTTAATAAAAGAAGTTTCTACTAAAGTTAAAACTAAATTTTTAAACGATAATCACATACAAGGTACTGTTGGTAGTAAAATAAACTACGGATTATTTTATAATGATGAACTTGTCTCCATAATGACTTTCGGTAATGGTAGAAAAATTATGAATGGTACAAATTATGAATGGGAATTATTAAGATTTTGTAATAAAATTAATTTTACTGTAAATGGTGGTGCATCAAAATTACTAAATCATTTTATTAAATCTTATAAACCAAAAAATATAATTAGTTACGCAGATATGAGATGGAGTAACGGTAACTTGTACAATATTTTAGGATTTACTAAAATAAAAGAGTCTAAACCTAATTATTTTTATATTATAAACAAAAAAAGAGAATACAGATTTAAATTTCGAAAAGATGTATTGGTTTCAAAAGGATATGATAGTAAATTAACTGAACATGAAATTATGAGAAGTAGAGGTATAAATAAAATATACGATTGTGGTAACTTAGTTTATTCTATTTCTTTATAATAATTCTTTTCTTTTTAGGGTTATTTGGGTCAGATGTATCAAACACATTAAAATGTATTTCTGGATATTTCACACTTAATTCTTCCCTTATTAAAGTTTCAATAATCTCTATATTACTTAAATCGTCATCACTATATCCAACACTAATACCCTCAAAATCAGGATTATTCTTTATTTCATCAATTTGTTCTATAACTCTTTCCACAAAATTCCTAAACGCAATTTCTTTTCCTTTTTCGGGATTAGTACTTGTTATATCTAAACCAAAACTATTTAAAAATTCTTTTGAAGATACAGGATGATAATCTTGTAATTTAAGATAATCATTTATTGATGTATCTTTAAGGTTCTTCATCATTTTTTCTTTTTCACTATAAGAAAAGTTTTTTTCTATTAATACCTTAATACCATCTATTAGTGACTGTGGTGAATTTGATCTAGCAGTAATGATAGAGAAGTCATCTCCATTAATTAAAGCCTCTTTAAAATCATTAAAACTAGGTCCGTAACTTCTACTATCTATTGCATATTTAACATCTCTTATAAAAGAATCGTACTCTCTAAAATCTTTAAACGCTTCTAATATGTCATTATTAGTATATCTAAACTCATCACCTAATTTATGTCTAATGGATCTAAATTGTTCAGTAGAAACTGAAACAGGTACCCAGTGCAACCCACCAACTTTATATTCTAAATGAATTCTTGTTGACATTTTTAAAATATTATCATCCCAATCGAATGAATATGTTTTTTTTATTGATTCAGTTAAATAATTCTTTTTATATATAATAGATTCATTTTTGGTAGTTTCATTCTCATCATCGGTTAAACCACTAACAATAAATGGTAATATTGCAGGATATCCTTTAGAAATTAATTCATATGCTTGTTTATATAAATCACTCTCAAGTTTTTTTGCTTGTTCAGGATATATTTTTTTCCATCTACGTTCTAATTTACCTAACACATCAAAAAAATCTTTTGGTATATTATTAACCCAACCATCAACACCTTTTAATTCATTCCCTAATTTAACTGGGTCAGTAACATTTTTATTTAAAAATTTATCTATAAATGTTTTAAAATAATCTTTTATTTTTTCTACACCTGTTGGGTTATTAATCCATGATTTTTCTGAATCCAACAAAGTTTTGTATTTTTGTAAATCGATATCTACTAACTTTTGGGATTTATTTGTACCTCTTAGATAATCAACTAAAAAAGTGGCAAAACCTTTATTTTTTTCTAAAGTACCTAACTCCAATAAACTTTTAATATTTGCAGTGAATTCCGCTTCAATTTCCTTAACATTACTCCAATAACTTAATTCACTAGCAGATTCTTTTACAATCCTCTCAATTTCAGGAGTAGTTATATTATTCTCTATGAATTTTAAAAATTGACTATTATTTAAATTTTCTGTATCGGTTTTTATTTTTTTATAATCAACCCCAAATTCGGACCAATTATCGATTGACAATTTTAATGCCCTAATTTTAACATCATCCCCAAATAAATTTATATTAAACTTAGGAGTGTCAATTTGTTTTAAGTCCTTACTAATATATTTTTCAGGTATAATTTTATTTTCAAAAGACCATTTTTCGAATTCAGTCAACCAACTGTAATCCTTAGTAGTATCTATATTTTTTTCTAATCCAAATTGTTTAATTGCCTTTTCTGCTGCAACATTATCCTCTCTTTGCCATTGCCAAAAATCTAATTTATCGACCTCTTCTTTTTTGTAGGGTTTCTTTTCTTTTTTACCTTTTAAATATTCCCAAGCCTCTTTACCATCCACAAAATCTTTTGATTTATATGTGTCCCAACTTTTTTTAGGTTGTATGACGTGTGTTAATTCATGATAAATTGTATGAAATAAACTATTTTTTAATTCTTCTAAATCTTTAGTTTTTCTATAATTTTTGATTTCTTTTGGATTAACTATAACCCATTCACCCCACCAACCGTTTATTTGATCAGTAAACAATTTTACCCCTAAAGAAACATCGAATCTATAAACATACTTTTCTTTTAATTTAGGGTCTTTTAATATTTTTTCATTTTTAACCCAATCACCAAGATTTGGTTTTTTACCGTAATCAACATTTTCAAAAGTCTTATCGTATTCACCTCTATATGATTCATATAAATCATCATCACCAATTTTTTTATTATCAAACTGTTCAGGACCCTTACTATTTAAAGAAAATTTTACGTTTTCACCATTTATCTGTAATGTAACATAAATAGGTTCACCAGTATTTGTATCATACCCCCAGTCATCCTCTAAACCATATTTTTTAAACGATGCATCTATAATATCCCACTCATCTTTTGGTATGTCAGACAATTTTAATCCCGATACTTGTTGAGGTATTTCTTTAGAATCTACATCTAAATCTATTTTAGTATCATCTATATTTGATAAATTACCTTCATTATCTATAGTATAGTTTTTTAACTCACCACCTTCAGTTTTTTGTACTATATTGTTACCACTTTTTTTATCTTTAACTACAATAGTTTGTGATTTTGGTTTCGTTGGTGAGTATGTACCTTTACTTTTTTTCCATAAGTCAAAAGCTATTCCCCTTACATCACCTTCCGTTGGTAAATCATTTATTACCTGTAAAATTAATTTATCATCTGCAGTTTTTAAGAATCCACTATCTGACCATTTTTTAAATGATAAAATTGCCTTATTTGTGTAATCCCAATCAATACCTGTTGACTTCCATATAGATTTATAGTCATTTAAATGTTTTGATAAATCATCAAAACTTTTTATTTCGGTATTTAAAAAATTAGTTGCAAGTTTTGGGTCAATATTTTTAATAGCTTTAGCAACTGCGGAAGAACTATTTTCTAACGCATCCACCAATCTTCTACCAATTCCTTGTTCAGAAATTAAATTATTACTTAAAAATTTTTTTAATTTTTTAATTTCCTTTTCTGAAAATAATTTACTCATACTAATAAATATTGTGATTAAGTAAAAAACCCAATCTAAGTTGGGTTTTTGTTATTGAAAAATAAATACACATTAATTTTTGTATAATCAAAAAAGAATCGTATATTTGTTTAATATATCTGATATATGTAAAATCAAAAAAGAATCCGAACTATATAAAGATTCGTCAACGTCTAAATTGAAAAGGGTTATTATTAGTGTTGTACACTTGAATTTTGTTTGTCTTTAAGACAATTTAGTGCAGTAATAGCTTTCATACCTTCACCCACAGGATCCGTAAGTATCATTTCCCCAACTTCCTTAATACATTTAGCAAAGTCTCCTGATATACAAGACATAGGTGCTTTAATACCTGCATCCTTACAACATTTCACTAAATCTTCTTTTGGATCTGATTCTTCCTTCAAAAGTTTGTTTACGATTCTCTTCATATCTGATTCAGATAAACTTATCGTTTTACCGTTTTTTCTAATTTTCATCTTGTTTGTTTTTAAAATTGTTAAAAGGGGTTATTACACCCCATATTTATTATTAAATGTTATCAAAACTAGCACCTGTGTTAGTGATATTAAATTCTATCGAAATAAATTCTAATGATCTAGTTGGTTTGATAAATATTCTTCCGTTTAATTCGTTTCTGTCAATAGATTCTGGTGTATCATCTAATGTTACTCTAAAATCAGTTAATCCTCTTTCTTTTCTGATATTATCTAATATTGGGTTAACTAAACTTAAGAACTGATTTCTTACTACATCATCATTTTGTTCAAACAACAATCTGATAGATACTGCAGATATAAGTTTTCTAGCTTGTAGTAACAATCTTCTAACGTTAATTCTATTAAGTGCACTTTCTCTAACTTGTAATGTTTTATTACCAAAGATAACAACCCCTACATCAGAGAATGTCGCCATAGGATTAATTCTACCTTCATATAAATTATCTCTTTCGTCTAATTTAAGTTTAACTCTAGCTTTAATTGCGGTAGTTGTACCTCTATTTAAACCTGCTGCTGCGAACCAAGGGAATGCAACATTATCAGTCAATGCGATGTTTCTTACAACTTCTACAGTTGGTGGTAACCATACGTATCTGTTGTTTTCTGTATCATTCATTTGTAACCAAGGCCAATATGTGGCAGAATAATTAGAATCTATTCCTGAATCTTCTACGACATCAACCGCCTCTTCCGCTGACAATACAACCCCATCCACATCTACGTCAGGTGTTGTAATTATATATAGTGAATCCGCTCTATCAGTCTCAACCATATCAACTGCATTTTCAATTAAACTTGTATTGTCTCTCAAATCGATACCAGGTGTTGCAAATACATTTATATTTACCGCTTCTGGATTATTAAATGTGTAAATACCATTTAAAAATGCATAATAATCAGAAGTTATTCCGTCATCACCTTCACTAGTGACAAATGTATTAAATATTCCTTTACTTAAACCTAAAATTCCTTTAGTTCCGTTTTTAACGTAATTATCTCCATTAGTTCTTTTAGTTCTATATTCGTCCCATCCGTCCCATCCACCGTAAGGTGCGAAAGTGAATTTTCTAGACGCTATCTTTTCATAAGGTCCACCTACTAATGATAAGTCAGTTGTAAATGCTGATATACCAACTTGTAAAGTAGGTACATAACTTGCACTACCTAAATCTATTAAAGAATCAGTTGCGTTCACATCTAAATGGAACCCATCCGTTCTACCTGTATATATACCGTCATTAACTGCATTTAACCCTTTATAATCAAAGAAATCCTGATCCACTCCAATATCACTATTTAAACCTAAGTAAGTTTTTCTTAATTTAGATGTATTGAAATCTGAGTATTTAGTTTTATATTCTATTTTTGGTGGTAATGCAGTTCTATTAGAACCAACATATGTTCTATTTAACACACCCTCAAATCCTGATGGGAAATGGTTACCTAAATCTGGATCGTTTCCGTCCCATAATTCAACCATAACACATTTACTTCTTAATGGAAATTCACCATCAATTGTACCGATTTTTCTTCCTATAAATCCAATAGAATTACTATCCATAGATAAAGAAGAATATTTCTCTATTACATTAGGGTTAGCGTCTGTATCGTTAAAACTTCTAATTAACAAATCAAATGTTTTATTATCAGGTTGAATGTTTATAATAGAGAACTTAATATCTTGATTTGCGGCATTACCGTCAGATATTGTTACAAACCTAAATAACCTTTGTAATGTTGAACCTAAACCAACACCCTTAACTTCCGAAAGAACCCAAGGAGATAATGCAGTTTTCCAACCCTCTAAATAATTATTAAGGTTATTTGTAATTGTCCCACCTATTTCTACAAATGATGTGTCTAAACCTCTAACTTTACCTGCACTAATCAAATCTTCCAATACATTAGTATAAATTTCTTCTACCCATAATTCAGTTTCTTTATCTTGTGTAGATTGACCGAATACTCTAGGTAAGAAATTCTTTTTAGTTCTATCCATAGAAACTTCATAATTGAAGTTTACCCCATTAAATGTGGTTCCTGTAATATTAAATGAAGCCAATGCGTTTGATGGTAATAATGATGTATTAGTCATAAATGTATCAGTAGCACCTGTTACATCATATGTTAAAGTTTCTGTCCCATCATAAGATCCTCTTGATCTTAAAGTAGCAATTACACTACCATCTATATCTGTATAACAAGTTGCGGTATAACTAACAACTGTACCACTTGTAGTTCCTGTTACAAATCCTGTAGAACCACTTCCTTTTGTAAGGACTGTCATATCAAATGTAGCCCCACTGAAATTACAACCATTTTTAACATAATATGGTGTAGTTACATTAATTGTGTCACCAGTACTTAATAAACCTACTGATGTAAATAACCCATTAATTTGTCCATCCGCATATAATGCAGTTAAATTAGGATCATTAAATGTCATAGTAACAGGTAATCCTGCAGTAGTTGCGGAATATGTTAATAGTAGTGGGTAACTTGTTGTATTTGTAATACCTTCTGTTGTTGGATCCTCTGAAGAATCTAGTGTGATTGACCACGCATTACCAGCTTTATATCCTGATAAACCTAAAACTCTACTAACATATAATTGATTAGTTTGAGATAGGAACGATTTTGCGATGTAATTTAATTCGTATTTGTTAAAACCATTAGCTTTATATTTTTCGGGGTTTAGTCCACCAAAATAACTAATGAATTCACCGTAATTAGAGATGAATACAGGTTCAAAAGCTGGTCCTTTAGGTGTCTCACCCAATAGTCCCAACGTAGTAACCCCAACTTGTCTAGTTACGAATGTTAAGTCTTTTTCAGATGTGAACACACCTGGACTCACAAAAATTCTGTCTGTTGATGCCATTTAATTTATTTTTTTTACTTATTATTAATTAATTTCTTTAATTATAAATATGCGGTTTTTTATGAAAAAATATTTTTTGAGTTTGATAAAATAAATTTAGTATGAATTTTATCATACTTTTATCATACTTACATATTTATATGTTATGAAAAGAGATAAGAATTTAAAAATAACACCTCAAACACATAAACTTCTAAAGGAATATTGTGAAAATAATGGACTTAAAATGTTTGCGTTTGTGGAGAAATTGATAAGAGAAAAGTGTAAACCAAAAACAGATATATATGGTGATGAAATTAATTAATACGACCTTTTTAAAGTGAGTATTTCTGTATAAATTGAATTTCCTGCGTTATTAGTATTCCACTGAGCAGTTATAACAAGTGAATTAGACACGGTAGTATCAAAAGTTGTGTTGTTTACAATGCTAAAATTTACTCCCTCAAAGTTTAAACCAGAATTTTTAGTATACGCAAATAATCCTCCTGATGATATAGAACCTACAGTTGTACCACCTAAAGTTCTTATTGTAAAATCTATATCTAATTTCCAATGTTTATTTGTAGCAGTCTCCATTGCCATTACTCCAGTATCCGCCAATAATACTCCCCCAACAGTTTTAACTCTGATATGTAAAGTAGAACTTCCTACACAAGATATGTGACCTATTAATACCGCATGAAAACTATCCCCTACATTGAATCCGTTAGGAGGTACAGTCAATGAACCAACACCACCACCTACTATTGAGGTTTCTGTATCCGTTCCCGATACTGTTTGTGAATCACCAGTTTGTGAAAATAAACCATAATTAATAGTATTAGGTAAAGTTTTAATCTTAACCTCACCATTGACACCATCTCTTGATAATAAATTTATTAAGACACTCGTTTCATTATTTGGTGTTTGTGATATGTTTAAAGTGGTTCCTGTAATTTCATTAGTAATTAAATCTCCATTTATAGTAAGACCAGTCATAACATCTATTGTAGTACTAAGTGTGTTACCAGAAGTGTCTGATATTGTAAATGTATTATCTTGATAAGTAAATCCAGTTGTATAAGTGTTGTTATCTGTAAGTCCAGTAACATCTATTGTAAAATTAGGATATGTTCCTGTTACACTAATATTTGTCCCATTGTTTAATATAACCGTTTGATCAGGTAATGTATTTTCTATTGTAAAATTAGGATAGGCACCACCAGTTAATATTCCAGTCCCTCCACTTATTGTCACAACTTGATCAGGGTCTGTGTTTATAATACTTATATTTCCCGTTGTTGTATTGGCAGATAACCCAACACCAGTTGTTAAAGAATTGACATAATTTGTTTGTCCCGTATAAAAACCACCAATGTTAAACGTAGCACCACTATTGTTTGTTAATGTTAAATCTCCATCGAAGTAAGTCCCACCTGTAACATATATATCCAAAGGTAATCCTTGATATGTTGTTGCAGATAAAACACCATTTATAGTAAGACCAGACATAACATCTATTGTCGAACTAAGTATATTACCAGAAGTGTCTGTTATCGTAAATGTATTTTCATTGTCATACGTAAAATCAGATATACCTGATGATCCAGAAATGATACTATTTATATTTCTATATTGGACTAACCCAGTCAAATTATTGATAACTAATATACGATTAAGTGTGTTGTTATTAGATACAGAATTTAATTTTAATTGATCTCTGATAGTTATAGGCGAACAACCATATATATTACTTGTCCATATACCTGTACACGCAGTAAGTGTCTCAAACTCATTTGTGTTTGTTACAATATAATTTTGTTTTATATTTGAATTATCGCAACTACTCATAGTATTATTCCACTTATTTCTACTTCTGAAGATTTACTAACATCAGTTTTATTAACCTTAATGTATAATTGATCTCCGTTATTTACGGTAAATGGTAAAGTTACAATACTACCATTTTTCTTAAATAAAACTGAATTTGAATTTGTCACTGTTAAATCATTATACGTTGCAGATATATCTATTGGTATTGTGACATTGTTTGTCCCTGATTTAAAAATAACATTTAAACATATCCCATTATTTTTAGTATCTAAATTAACTTGATACGATGCCCTATATAATTCTTCACTAATTTCGAAAAAATTTATTGCTCTACTTATTGCTGGTGTTACTATAAAATCATCTTCGTCTAATAAATATCCTAACATTTTTATAGTAAATAATTGAACATAATACTTCCTCTCATCTAAGTTTGATATTACACTCTCATCACCAATACTATCCATTATTAATGGTATTGGGTGACCATTCACTTTAATATATTTTTCTAAAGATGAAAAAGAAGTTAACATTTTTCTATTCATAAAATTTAAATCTCTCATCCTATTACAAAATAATCTAACCTCATATAGAATATCAACTGATACTGGTTGCGGAATTTTATAAATATCGAAACCATTTCTATTACCATCCCATGTCGGTATCTTCATATAAGTGAAGGTAGGTCTACCAGGTATATTAAATTTTCCTGCATAATTAGTACCTTGTTGGGCATCAGGTTTTCTTACTATGGTAATAAATGGTAATTTTATATTTTTATCTATATCGGTAAATTGCCAAGTTTTAGAGAATTCCGCCCATCTTTGTGCACTTAAAAATAAAACAGGAACTTTTTCTCCCGCCAAACTTAAATCTATATCATTATTTACGTAGTTAATCATTTCACTATCCATATCTTCATGTAAAATACCTTTAGGTAGATAAGTTCCCTTATCGGAAATTTCATCAAGTATACTTTGTCTCTGCTCAAAACCTTGTTTATGAGGAGTTATGTTAACATATTTTTTATAATTTTTTGGTAAACCCATATTACATTCCGTTAAATTCGTCTAAGTCAGTTGGTACACAAGTTATTGATCGATAAAACCCTTTATATCCGCCAATAGTATGTGCGTTATCTGAGAATAATTTACCATCATTTGAAACTGTAAAATATTTAATTTTTGTTTCTGTTTCAGGATACGCAATATAATCACCATAATTAATATCTATACCTAATTCATCCAATTGATCTTGATATACACCTAAAGTAATATTACCCCTTTCAAGTAATCTTAATGAACCATCACTATTATAACTTTTATTAGTAGGTGTTGCGTAACTAAAACTAACAGGTATTTCTATAGGTGGTTTAAATCTTATTTCGTTCTTACCTGCCTCACCATAAATATCATCATTGGTAGTATCAACTCTATCTACACGATAAAGAATTACCTTAATATTGATATCTCCTTCTAACCACTCTCTTCCAAAGTCAATTTCTAATTCAAAATCGTCTTGTGAAAAAAATTTGTTTAATCTTTCTATTGGTACTTTACGCATAATTATTAAATCTTATTTATAGATAAATATTTATTTTTAAGAAAAAATTCCCTATAATTATAAATATGTTAGATATTAACGATATTAACAATTTGGATTGCGAAAGTTTATTGTCATCATATGAGGGTAAAAACCCTTATATACGTTATATGCGTAAAAAATTAACCACTGAAAAGAATTATTTTTTAACCAATAGTCAGTCTAATTATATCAAAAATTACTATTATTATGAACCTAAAATCATAAATAGGGTTGTTGAGTTAACTAACTATTTTTCTGATCAACTTAAAGAAGAACATAAATTAAAAATTACGCCTAAAAAAATTTTTATTGACACTCTTTTAGCGGAATCTGAAAAGGCGATTCATGTTCTATGTAAATTCCATAAAAAACAAGATGATTTTAAACTGATATGGGTACCTATAACCCAACTTTTGGATGACATTCATTATGAAGAATTAACTATCGATGTTGATTTTGAAAAATATATAGAATTGGATAAGAGGGGATGGAAGGCATTTAAACATCAAGAAGATGGAATTAAATTTCTAATGAATAATAAAAAGTGTATTCTCGCTGACGATATGGGTTTAGGCAAAACCTATCAGTCAATAGTTGCTGCATTAGAAAGTAATTCTGAAAGAGTCTTAATCATATGTCCTTCATCACTTAAGATAAATTGGAAGAGGGAGATTGAGAATTTTTGTGAAGACGTATCAATTATTAATGGTAACCAATGGAATCCTGAACGTTTTACTATAATTAACTATGATATTTTAAAAAATTTCCATACCGTAAAAGAAAGAGGTAAAGAATATGAGGATTGGGAACTTAGAAAAGAATTATTAGATTTTAATCCTGATTTAATAATTTTAGATGAGGCTCACTACATAAAAAATCATAAAAGTATTAGAGGAAAGATTATTAAAGATATTTCTAAAACTTTTAATAATTCTAGAGTTTGGTTATTAACTGGAACACCTATCGCAAATAGACCTATGGATTATTATAATTTATTGTCTATAATTGACTCTCCTGTGGCAAACAATTGGGTTCATTTTGCAAAAACATATTGTGAAGGAATGAGGTTTAAAAAAGGTGGTAAATTTGTATGGGTTACTAAGGGTGCGTCTAATTTAGATGAATTATCTTCTAAAACTAGAAGAACAATACTTAGAAGAAAAAAGGATGAAGTTTTAGATTTACCTGAAAAATTAATTACACCTGTTTATTTAGAATTACAAAATGTTAATGGATATCGAAATGTTTGGGAAGACTATTTAAAAAATAGGAAAATTGATGGTAAGAAGGGTAACCCAGCTAAGGATCTTGTTGAGATGACTCTATTAAGAAGTTTTATTGCAATGGAAACAGTACCATACTCAATTGAAAAAGCGGAGGAAGCTTTAGAATTAAATAAAAAAGTTATTATCTTTTGTAATTTTAATGAAGAGATGGATACCTTTATACGACATTTCGGTAATAAATGTGTTTCAGTAAGAGGTGGAATGACAGATAAACAAAAACAAATATCAGTAGATAGATTTCAAGAGGACGATAATTGTATGGTATTTATAGGACAAATAAAAGCTGCGGGTGTTGGGTTAACCTTAACTAAGGCAGAAATTGTAATTATGAATTCTTTAGATTGGGTACCAGGTAATCATGAGCAGGCAGAGGATAGAGCATATAGAATTGGACAAAAGGAAACTGTGAATATTTATTATATGTTGATAGATGAAACTATCGATACTTTAATATGGCATATATTAAATGAAAAAAGAAAAATTATCGGAACTATAATGGGTGAAGATGAAATAATAAATGAATTTTTAAAAAATATAGAAAATGGAAAATGATGTTAGAGTAAAAGTATTTTCGATGAAAGGTTGCCCTCATTGTGAAAATTTGAAAAATAAATTAAATGAAAACAATATAGATTATATTGAAATCGATATTGATGAGAATGAAAAGTTATATGAAACCTTTTCTAAGAAGGTTGACAATGAATTTTTACCTGCAATACTAATAGATAGAACTGCATTTGTTCCAGAAAAATCTTTTAATACAATTGATGAGGCAGTAGAATTAGTTAAGAACCACTTTCTTCTGGATTAATTTCAATATGTATATTTGAGTCCCAATTTTTGGGTGTATATTTGTCGATAAATTTTGCGATTCTATTGATTAAGTTATTTTCATTCTCATTGTCTTCGACATGACCAAAACCCTCACCGTCATTGTGACCTAAATCATGTACCAAATCTTTTTTAAATTCAATGATTTCCTTTCTTTTTTCCTCATCATCGCATTCCTGATAAGCG